ATTCGTTGACATCTGCTCAGGATTCAGGGCGGTCACTTACTGCAAACTTGGTTATTCTTGATGAGTGGGCATTTCAGCAATGGGCAGAAAGCATATGGGCGGCTGCATATCCTACTATCAATCGTCCATCAGGTGGACAGGTAATAGGAATCTCTACGGCAAAACGCATGACGTTGTTTGAAGAGATTTGGAGAAAAGCCACTCAAGGCGTGAACACATTCGCGAGAGTATTCCTACCATGGGATACCGACCCGCGCCGAACCACCGAATGGTACGAGCAAACAAAGAAGGACTTGCCTAACTCTTACAAGGCTGAGTACCCTAACACACCCGAAGAGGCATTTGAAGCGTCTGAGGGTATAGCATTTCCGGAGTTCAGTTATGACCTTCACGTTGTTGACGAGTTCCCGATACCTGACCATTGGAGAAAATGGAGATCAGCAGACAATGGATATACCGACCCGTTTGTATGGTACTGGTTTGCGGTGGATGAGTTTGGAACTGTGTATATTTACAGGGAGTACACAAGGGAAACCAATGAACCAAAGGTTAGCTACTCCGACCAAGCTAAACAGGTTGTCCTCAAGACAGGTAAGGAGCGTATTGGATTTACTGTAGTAGGTCATGATGCGTGGTCTGTTCATCCTCTCACTAAAAGCAGTAGTACGCCACAAGGTAAGTCTATTATCGACTTCTACATTGAGGGAGGGGTAACGGATAGTATAAGAGCGGTTACGGATCGCATGTTCCGCAAAGCTACTTATCATGAATATCTTAAACCGTATTATGATGAAAACGCTGAGAAGATGACGAGTAAGGTTAAAATATTCAAGAATTGCAAAAAACTTATCGAGACATTGCCTCAATTACTTATAGACGAAAAAGATCCAGAGAAGGTAATGGAATGTTCGTATGACCATCCTTATGACTCCTGTGGATATGGGTTAATTTCCCATCACAGTAATAAAACGGAATTAGAAGTAACGCGTAATTATAAGGATTTACCGGACGACATATTAGAAGACATCGAAAGGGCTGACCCAAAAATGAGAGAGTATATTCTTTCCAAGATAGGTAGGTGATTAAATGTTAGATTCTATAAAGGACTTCGGCAAAAAGGTTGTGAAAAAGCTGAAAGATAAAAAAATCTCCATGAAAGAAGAATCCGAACAGCAAGCTAAACTCAAAAAGTGGCAGGACAAGTTCTCGGAAGCGCGGGCTGGCATCGACGAGGCAATCAGAGACGAGCGAGAAGCCATCTATCTTGGCACAAAGATCGTGGATAGTAACATAAACTCAAAAAATACAGGCGGCAAAAGAAAGCAAGCCAACAACGTAGTCAACCTAGTCCTAGAGTTCATCGAAACAGGCGTTGACTCAACCATCCCGCAACCCTCAGTCCGAACCAAGCTCCCTGGCTATGAAGTACAAGCCATGATGATCGAGGACAGCTTAACCGCAGATATAACAGAACTCGGCATGACAGCTATCAACGATATTAACGAGCGCATAACCCCAGTGCAGGGCTACTCCGCAATGCTAGTAGGCTGGAATCCCGACTTTAAACATCATCTTTACCGCGGGGAATTGGAAATAGAGTCAATTCATCCCAAACGGATTATTCCGCAACCCGGAGTATTTGACCTTCAAAAGATGGACTACTTCTTTATTTTGTCCTCAGTCACGAAAAACTATATCAAAAAGCGTTACGATGTGGATCTCGAAAACGTAAGCGAACAATTCCCCAACACTAGCCTTGTCAGTAACACTTCCCAGCCAAATAACCCGGACATGGTCACAGAAATTGTCTGCTGGTACAAGAATGATGATGGCGAAGTATCTAAACTCGTTTGGTGTGAGGACGAAATCCTTGAAGATATGGAAAACTTCTACGCTCGACGCATCGACGGCAAGATTCAAGAGTTTGAAGAACTTGGCACAGAAGTAACCTTATCCTCGGTCAATGGACAACCTGGCGAAGTCCTACCCGTGGGCACAAAAGTTCCCTACTTCACACCAACACGCTACCCTCTAATCATTCGCGAAAACATCCCTCTTAACTTCGCATTTGGCGGTCAATCGGATGTCGATGTTATCCGGGATCAACAAGACGCGTATAAAAAAGTTGTTTCCACAATTGAGGAAAAGATTTTACGTGGATCTGTTGTGGTAACAGCCTTAGATGGGCACAGGTTTAATTTGTCCAACGAGCTATACGGAATCATTAGGGGCACTCAGCCCGAGTTGAACGCACTCAACGTAAAGAACCTATCCGCAAACATTAGCAATGACCTAGCCTTTGCCCAGCAGCAATACAAGGCTGCACAGTCAACTCTTGGCATAACAAATTCCTACCAGGGAAAATCAGACTCAACTGCAGTATCCGGTCTAGCAAAACAAATTCAGGTACAGCAAGCATCCGGTCGCCTTCGCTCAAAAGAGTCAAACAAGTATGCCGCATTTAAGCAACTCTACGAAATCATGTTCGAGTTTAAACTAGCTTTCTATGATGAGCTTCGACCATTCGTAACAAAGGACGCTAATGGGCAGGATTCATTCGGCGACTTCAATAAGTACGCGTTCTTAGTGCGCGACAAGGCTGGGGAACTTTACTACAATACCGACTTCATATTCAATGCCGATGCTGGTATGGGTCTACCACGCGATAAGATGTGGCTATTCAACCAAGCGACTGAGATGTTAAAGTATGGCGCATACAACCCGGGCCCAGCATCCGTAGTTCTATGGACTCAATTAGTGGCGCAGAAATTCCCAAATGCCAAAGCAATCCTCGACAGCATTAACAAGCAACTTGAAGCGCAGGCAAAAGCACCACCACCGCAACCAGAAGCCAAAGTATCCATCAACTACGAAGACTTAATGCCTGATGCTCAATCTCAAATGTTAGGCAAGATGGGGATTAAGTCGCAAGGAGGACAACCGGACCAAATGGGACAGCCATTACAGATGCCACAACCTAACGCAACGCCACAACAGCCTGCACAACCACAGGAAATGCCACCACAAGGCACAGAACAGCCTATGGAGCCACAACAGCCGCAAGTAAACGTACAGGAGCAGGTTAGGCAAGTTCTGTTGGAGGCTTTTTCCCATATGACCGAAGAGGAAATACAACAATTCAAAAATGCTCCAGACCCCATTAAGGAGCAGATTGTACAACAACTCATGATGCAGGGAGGTGGACAAGGTGCTCAAGCTTGAAAGAGTAAAAGTTGAGAGTTACAGGCAAGGAGGGGATAAGCCACCTGTTATCAGTTACAAGACAGGGTTATTCTGGTATTTCGGAGGTAAGATTCGCACTCTATTTTTAATCTAGGAGGTCAACAATAATGGCTAAGAAAGACGCAAAGAAAAAGCCAACCGTCAAGATTGACATTATGTTAGCTAAGGCCATGCCTGGGATTAGGATGAATGGTAAGAAAAGCGGAATGAAGAAGGGAAAGTGTTAATCCAATGAGGAAAAAGGTTCATTTTAGGTGGAGTTGTAGCTGGATTGATTTACGTGGAGATGGAAGATTCGCTAAGGAAATGGTTAAGGGTAGAGTGAAAAAGATATTGCAACGCGACACTAGAAGAAGACTAAAAAGCGAATTAATTGAAGAATGCCAACTGATGAGCTAATAAAGCTCTTATTTTTTACCCATCTTTATTCAAGGAGGTGATAGCACAATGGCAGAGAAAATGAAGATTCCACAAAACAGCGCAGGGTACATCAAAGCAACCAATATGGATAAGAAAAATGCTGCGCCTAAGAAGTCAACAGGCAAAGACCTTCGTTCAGGGAAATAAGGTATTCCATTAGTAAATGGTTTACCAAGGTATACCTAATTACCATAGGTATACCTTTTTCTTATGCCTAATTTGGGGCAGGGGTCATCTTCCTTATAGATGCAATACGGCGGCGGCTGTTCACGCAAGGAGATTTATAATGAGAAAAATATCATTCATACCTATGAACTTACAGCTTTTTGCTGAAGATAGTGGCGCAGGAGGGGAAGTCGCCACACCCCAAGAGACAACTTCAACAGAATCAACGGAATCAACTACAGATACCTCGACTGAGCAATCGACAGATTCCACAGAGTCTACTATAGACCAAAGTGAAGGAACGACTGATAAGGAAATTGAGGTAGATGTCAAGCCAAAACAAACTCCCGAGCAAGACAGAGCCTACGCAGACCTGAGAAGGAAAGCGGAGGCGGCGGAACGCAGGGCAAGTGAGGTCGAGGCGCAACATCAAAGGGATATTCAGATTGCTAAGAAGTTTGGTCAGTACGGAGTTTTCTCTGATGCTGATGTGGCTGAAAAATATGGACAGTCGCACGGGATACACAACGTAGCACAGTTTGAAGAAGCTCTAAGGCGCGAGGAATACCAGGCTAAGGGCATTGACCCCGACATGGTCAAGAAGCTCGTAGATGAGCATCCAGACCTTCAGGCGGCAAGGGAGTTTAAGCAAGCAGCAATCCGGGCGCAGGAGGATAGCTTTCTCGTTAGTTCGTTTGACGAGCTGACAAAGGAGTATCCCGAAATTAAGGGCGTGGCCGATGTACCTCCTGATGTGTGGAGGAAGTGGAAGAATGGCAGTACAGGGTTAACACTTCCGGAGGCCTATCTTGTTGTTGAGAGAAAGAATATCGAGGCGAGAAAGGTTGAGGCGGCTAAACAAGCTACCCTGAACAACATTCAGTCGAAGGATCATGTGAGAGGGAATGGCAAGGGAGTCGAAGGGGATACGGTGAGGATTCCCGATGATGTCATGGAGATGTACAAGAAGTTTAATCCGGGTAAGAGCATGGATGAGTACAAGAAGCATTATAAGGCTAGGAGATGGATTTAGATGGCTTTTAAAGTAGTAGGTGGACTTAATGGCACACAAGCACCTTTTGAGTATTTCCTCTTAACTGATAATGAGGGAGCAACTTTGGGAGAAGCGTTTTCTCAAACATCCGGCAGATTAACTAAGTGCGCTGCAACCGCAACGCCGGAGTTTATTGCGATATGCGATCGTACTGCGGAGGCGACTTCCGTTACTCCGTTGCCTGTTATTCGGGTGACTGAGACGTTGGAGTTTTCCACACAGAGCATGGCGACCGTGGCCGTGACGTTGATCGGGGCGAAAGTTACGTTGCATACTGATGGGCTATTGACAACGGCAACTACTTCGAGCGGTGTGTTTGAGATTAGTGCGACTGATGGGGCGACGACGACATCTAATGTGAAGGGCTATTTCCGGAGGTAGGTTGAGTTGAATCGGTGAGGGACTTCTCGAAATGAGAGGTCCTATTTTTATTGAAATTTAAGGAGTGAAGGAAATGATTTTTAGTAAAGCAAGTGGAGTGAATGATTCGATTTTCGGAAAAAGCCAGGAACCTATCAAGATGATGTTGGAACAGCAGGAAGAAGCCTTCCAGAAGATGAGCATCATTGACAAGGTGTTCTACATGGATGAGACTAAGGATTTTGCAAATAAGTACACTAGCGAAACCAGTCTTGGGAATTTTCTTCCTACGGGAGAGGGTGGTAAGTATCCGGAAACTTCCATGCAAGAGGGGTACTCGAAGGTAATTGAACCCGAGACGTGGAAGAATCAATTCGCCGTAACCCAAGAAATGGTTGAGGATGCCAAGTTCGGCAAGGTCAAGTCTCGTGCTTCTGCCTTCATGCTGTCCTATAATCGCACTCGCGAATTATTTGGAGCCGGAATTATCAACAATGGCAACTTAACTACTATGACGTTTGGCGGCAAGGTGTTCAATATTGCGGGGGCTGATGGTAAGGCAATGTTCGCGACTGACCATCCTTCGATCACTGGTGGTACTGCAGCCCAATCCAATCTTTACAATGGTGCTTTTTCTTACGACAATCTTTCTTACGCGGAAGAGAAAATGCACTACACGAAGGATGACGATGGAAATATTTTAAGTATTACTCCTGATACCATCCTTATCCCCGACAAGGCAAGTATTAAGAAGTTGGTCTATGAGGCCATTGGGTCCGATATGAACCCAAACACCTCGAACCACGCAACTTCCATGCACTTCAATAGATGGAATATTGTGGTAAGTCCATATCTTACTGCACTCGCCGGAACAACCGCAGGGGCAGAATCTTGGATTCTCATGGACTCTGCGTTTAATGAGGCGTACCAAGCATTGATCTGGCTTGACCGTATCCCCTTAACTACGAAGAGCTATATTGATAACGTGAATGATTCTAATATCTTCCAAGGTCGCTCAAGGTATGGAGCGGCTTGCAATTCGTGGAAAGCCCTGCTCTGTTCCGCCCCTGGACTATCCGGTGCTTCCAGCTTTTAACCTTATCTAATATGTGGTATAATAAGAGTGGAGGAACAAGGAGTAGCTACCTTGTTAACACGGAATTCCTATCCGGCCTCCACTTGTAAATAGGAACAGAATGCTAAGGAGGCGTTAATTTTTATGTCAAAAACTATGTTGGACAGAATCTACCACGATGAAACTATGTTTGGTGGGAACAGGGAAAAATCACTCATCAGGGATAATTACGCCTGTCGAGACTGTGGGACAGAGAAAAGCTTGGTTACCCATCACATTGATAAATCTGGGCAAGGAGCTAACCCTAATAACGATTTAGAAAATCTTATCACCCTGTGTAGGGCTTGCCACATGCGGAGGCACAAGGGGGATAATAGATCGGGAAGTTACTCTGCTTGCGAGTATTGCGGCAACGAGATATATGTTAAAAAATCGGACACAGGTGGTCGCCATAAATATTGTAGCAAAGAGTGTCGCGATAAAGGAAACGGAATTAAGAGCATAACGGCAATAATGAAAAATTGTCAAGTATGTGATAGGGAATTTAAAGCTATTCCGGCTAATATATTGTTAGGTAAAGCTAAGTATTGTAGTCGAGAGTGTTCTAGTATAGGACAAAGAAAAAGGGTTTTAATGTTCTGTAAAACATGTGGGGCAGGATTCGAAGTGGAAGTAGGAAGGGTAGAGAGTGGAAGGAAAAAATATTGTTCTAATCTCTGCTTCTTGCTTAGAAAAATTTAATATCCGTCTAGTAACAAAGGATAGCCATCGGCTGTCCTTATTTTATTTCATTTAAGGAGTGATCCAAGCTATGGCATATTCAAATTTCGAAAAAGTAGCCGCGGAAAACGGCCTTGCAGTCGGAGCGACAGGTTCAGAAGTCCTAATCATCGACCCAACCGGAAACGTAACCATCCCGGCCAGTAAAACTCTAACCCTCACAACCGGACAATTCGTTCCCGGTCAAAAGTTCACTGTAACCTATCCCCAGGTAGCAGCAGCAGACGTGGCGAAAACTTTCTTCATCGCTCCGGCAGCCTGTAAGATCATAAGCGGCTACGAACGTCATGTAACGGTGGCAGGACAAGCCGGAGTTTTGACCGTTGAGAAATTAACTACAGGCGAGGCCCCCGGTGCTGGCGATGACCTATTCACAACTGGATGGGATTTAACAAGCACAGCAAACACACCCGTTAGTAAAACAGCAGTAACAACCGCAGCCGGAACACTAGCGGCAGGGG